GACGGAGGGAATGTATATAAATTCACTATGATAGTAGAAGAACAAGGAATTGTTTCTTGGACACGGGTTCAACTCCCGTCATCTCCAGTTAAAAAGTCTTGAATTTCAAGGCTTTTTTATTTTTTGTGTCATATTTCGTGTCATACTGTCTATATGTTCGAAAGCTTTCTTATCAAACTTTTCTTTATAGTCATCCATTACACCTCTGTAAATTTTCTTTAGCGTGCTGTCAGATGACCAGCCGCCTTTCTGCATTATATACACATCCGGTACGCCGATAGCGTGCAGCATACTTGCGGCGTAGTGTCTAAGGTCATGAAAGCGGAACGGCTGTATTTTAAGCTTTTTTAACATTCTTGCAAAGCGGTGCGTAATCACTGTCGGGTTGATAACAACGAGTTTGCCGTTTTTAGGAAACATTTTTACGATATTTTCGGGCAATTCAACATCTCTAATGCTAGAAACTGTCTTCGTAGTCTTCGTAACCCATTCCCTTTGCTCGTTCATGACCAGTGCTTTATTGATATGGATCACATTCTTTTTAATGTCGGCAGCAGTCAACGCACATATCTCAGACCGTCTTAATGTACCGAAAGCGGCAAGATAGACAGCTTTAAGCAATTCTGTATCGTTATCAGATAAATAATCTATAATAGCCTTTATATCGTTATCCGTGGGCACATATAAAGACGGTTTAACTCTTTGCGGCAAGGTTACTTTTATGCTCAGATCGGGCAGGAAAGATTTAAGAACAACAAAAAGAAAGCCGTAGGTGTTGCGGACCGTTTTAGGAGTTCTGCCCTTAGCATAAGTATTTACCCATCTTTGCACAAGCTCCGAGTCAAACTTCTTAATAGAAAGATTTAAGTAACCATCAAACGAATTGTAAATAAGTCTTTTATAGTTGGCGAGCGTGGATGGTGATAATACATTGCTTTTCATTTCACAGTAATTTAACATTGCTTTTTCTAAAGTTAGATCCTTACTTTCCTCTTTTATTTTCTTCTTATTCATAGAAAAAAGCAAGGCTTGATATTCAGCTTCTTTTTTAGTGTCCGCTGTAAATGATCTATAATGCTTAATTCCTTTTTCATCCTTGTAATCGAAAATTCTACATCGGTAGCTACCTGATGGCAATCTTTTGGCAGTAGCCATATTTTAACCTCCTTGAATATAAAAATACCCTAGGTAATGTCCTAGGGATTGATTAGTGGCAGACCTTGCAAGCTTGATATCCTGCCGCCTCAAGGGCTGCTATGTCTTTTGAATAGCCTAGGTTCCTGTCAGCTATTTTCTTCACATCTCGACAGCTCGGTATATGATACTTCTTTGTGTGAGTATTTACAATAACAGTATATCCGTCAAAAGGCGTGCGACTTATGGCAGATATAAGCCCGTCCGTGTTATTGCTATTATTGTTATTGTTGTTGGCAGCAGTTGAGTTTGAACTGTTTTGTATCCATGCTCCGTCCGCCCCTACCTTGTATCCGTCCGGTGTAGTTGTATTAACGAGCATTGCACCATCTGAACCGACATAGTAGTTTCCTACCCATTGACTTGCTGCCATATAGCCCTCAGCATTGAAATAGTACCACTTTCCGTCTATTTCTTGCCATGACAAAATAGGGTAGCTGTTATCATCTTTCTGATACCAGTACCCTCTGTTATCCGACTTCCACTGTCCTGCAAAGGCTGTAAGGCTCATTGCAACGGTTAGGGCAGCAGAAACGAATAAAACATTAAATCGTTTCATAACTAAAACCTCCTTGATATATTTGGTTGTAAGCAAAGTATATCATATAGGAGTTTATTTTTAAATCTTTTCTTTTATTCTTATTAAAATATCTGTAAATCTTTCTATTGTTTCCCAATCTGTATCGTCTAGGTCTTGTAGATATGATATGAATGAATTTTTAAAATTATCAACTTTGTATTTCATGGTTTTTTCTTTTACATAATTATAAAAATTTGTATTTGTAATATCTTTAGTTTCAGTTAGATGAATTGGCTTTACACTTTGTTTATCTCGAAAAAGTTCGAATAATGTTTTAGATACTCCTTTTCCTATTTGTTCACTCATATCTTTGTATATTGTTAAGTTATTAAGATTACTTGTCATGGGGGTATCATACCCCATTAACCAGTCCACCGAGACACCTAAAGCCTCGCTCAGTACGGCTAGTTTTCTTTGGTTTGGTTCGCTCTTTCCAGATATGTATTGACTTATGTCTGATTTATTCATTTTTACGCCGTACTTTTTAAGGAATGGTTCGCACTTATCAATAATATCTACCTGTTTCAAACCTTCTCGTTTCATAAATTCTGCCAGTCTTTCTGCTGTGCTCGAAACTTTATTTTTTACCTCCATGCTTCTACCTCCTTATTTTACAGCCATTATAACTCTCAAAATTCAAAAGTTCAACAAAAAGTTAAAAAAATTGAATTTTCTTGTTGACAAAGTTATTTTTAGGGTGTATGCTGTAGTTAGTTCAAAGAGATGAACCTGCAAATAATCACGGAAAGAGAGGGGGTGAGTAAATGGAATTTGATTATGCGAAGCTCAATGGAAGAATAAGGGAGGTTTGCGGAACACAGGCGGAATTTTCCGATAAAATGGGGCTTTCCGAAAGGTCTGTATCTATGAAACTTAACAATAAAATAGCCTTTAAACAAAAGGAAATAGCTAGAGCCGTAGAGGTGTTAAATATAGAGGCTTGTGATATTGCCAACTATTTTTTTGCCTTTAAGGTTCAAAATAATGAACTTCAATAAAGGAGGGGCTAAGGTGAAAATTGAGAACTGGAACGGATACGATATCCGTTTCGTAGAAAAAGATGGCGAATGGTGGGCAGTAGCAAAGGATATAGCAAAAGCTATGAGTTACAGAGACGCCGAAAAGGCAATAAGGACATTAAAAGCAAAATACAAAAGTACCCATAAAGTGGGTACAAACAAGGGTTCGAGAGAAGTTGCTATCTTAAATGAAAAAGGCATATACCGACTTATCATGAGAAGTAACAAGCCCGAGGCGGAAGAGTTCCAGGACTTTGTATACGAAACAATCAAGGAACTTAGAGAGGCAGCAGGCTATAAAGGCTTTGAGGTCTTTGCATTGCTCGATAAAGAACATCAAAAAGAAGCCATGCGAAAGCTAAGAGATGGTTTAAGAAAGCCCGTCAAGGTCGACTTTATAAAAGCGAATACAATAGCCAATAAGGCTGTATCGCTTAAATACGGCTACCCTAAGATGATAAAAAAGGCTGACATGAACCCTGCCATGCTTGCGGATAGGGAAAATCTACTGGATGACACGGTGGAGCTTATGTCTGTCAACGAAAAGCACGGTTTAGGGCTATCAGTAAGTAAGGAAATTTATAAACATATCACACATTAGGGGGTCTTATGGCTAGATTTGAAGTAGGCAAGACCTATAACAGTGCGGGTGTAGAAATAATAATAGTTAAAAGAACCAACAAGACAGTAAGCTTTAGATTTACTAAGCCTTGTTGGTGGGAAAAGAACACCGAAAAGGTGTTCAGAAAGAAGATATATTTTGATTTGGAGCACGAAACGATCCATCTTGGAAGTCATTGGAGTGCTCCGGAAATAACGGCAGAAATATAAGGAGAAACATATGAATATTAAAAATCTTAAAACCGACAGTTTCGTTATGTCGGAGTTTGTTTGGGAGGGTAGAAAATATAGACTATCTCAGTCTTTTGTGAGCTTGTCAGAGTCTTTTATTTATAAAAAATCTCTTTTCGATGAGGAGCAAGGCTGTATAGCCAAAACAGAACTTATAAAAGGCTTTGCGGAAGAGTTTGAGCACAAAGAATTTAGTCATAAAAACCCGCTGCATGAAGAACTATTCAAATTAAATCTGTTAATAGCTCAAGACTTTAAGGAGGATTAACTGTGAACGATATAACCGTAATAAAAGAGTCCAAAAGTGGCACTAAATCCCTTAGTGTTACAAATGTACTCTTTGAGTATAAAGGATCTAAATACAGCCTTGTAACAGTGGACACAAGTCATAAAAAGCTAAAGAGGTATGTAAGGTCGCTTTACAACGACCAAGGGTACCTCGAGAATGACACACATATAAACGAGGTAGACCAAAGAGGGTACAAGCATAAGGGCTTTCATTCTTACGACCCTATGCACAGGAAACTGTACAACCTGGGCTACCTTGACCGTTTAGATTTTAGCGAGGAGGAGTAGATGGAATTTCGGGATATAACTAAAGACCTTCAAACTTGGGAGGTTGAAAAGGTTTGTTTTGACTGGGGCGTAAGTTTTAAGTTAATAATATCGACCTTATACAAAGATGACCGCCGTATATGCATAAAAAAGCTGTACGGACAACATGACAGACTTGAGGCGGAGTCTATTATTAACGAGATAGACATTGAAGGTCATGAATATAGTACCTTCAACCCTAAAAACCCTGTAAATATAGAACTATTTAACGCCGGCTACCTCGAAAAAGCCGACTTTAGGAATTATGAGAGCAAAGAAAATCAGTAAAGACTCTGCCGCTCGTGGATTGCTTGACAGCATAAAAGGGCAGCAGAGCATAAAACAAGAAGAGCTTGCAAAGATACTTGGAATAGCTGCAAGAACATACCGATATAGGTATAAAAATCCTGAGACCTTTACGGTTGAGGAACTAAGACGGCTTATAACAGGCGGATTTGTAAGCAAAGAGGAGCTTATTAATATATTTTAGGAGGTTTGAATGGAGTCTGAGACTATTGTAACGATAAAAAATTGTGTACTTAAGGAGAGTGAAATAAAAGAAACTAAGGACAAGGTGTTCGTATTACTAACTTTTGATAAAAAGCCTAAGGAGCTTGATGTTCCGGACTTTATAAATAGGGGGTGCTATGGGGCATAAAAAAGATAGGGATGTAATTTTCGAGTTCGGAGAAACTAAATATAACAGTTTTATATATCGGGGTGAAAAGGTTCGTTTTCAGTCTAAAAATAGGGCTTGTTTCCAGAAAGAAGACATAGCCAGAGTTATAAAAGTCGGGGATGTGTATACGATGAGATATACACAGTTTGATAAGACCGCGCAGCAGACTTTGAAAAAAGAGGAAGATGTTCGTGTGGAAGTCAAACACGATAACTGGTACGAACTTAAAGCCTTAAAGGATGGCTACCGTTTTACGGCTACCCTTGGCGAGTTGCTTGTCGAAAGCAGCCTTGGAAGGGAACTGTTAAGAGAGTTAAGTAAGTTCCATATCGAAGAAAAATATAGTAAATACAGATAAGGAGGTTTTTATGGAAGTTGTAGATTTACAGCAATTATTAAAGAAAGCAGACTTCGAAGGTGCAGACCTTAGGGGCATAGACCTAAGGAGAGCAAACCTCAGGAGAGCAAACCTCGAGAGAGCAAACCTTGAGGATGTAAACCTCAGATGGGCAGACCTCAGATGGGTAAACCTCAGAGGTGCAAACCTTGAGGGTGCAAACCTTGAGGGTGCAGACCTCAGATGGGCGAACCTTAGAGGTGCAAACCTCAGATGGGCGAACCTTAGAGGTGCAGACCTCTGGGATACAGACCTCAGGGATACAGACATGGAGAGGGCGGATTTATATTATCCCATAGCCTGTCCAGAAAAAGGCAGTTTTATAGGGTGGAAAAAAGCACGGGGGTATATTGTAGAACTCGAAGTTCTTGAAAACGCAAAACGCTCAAGTGCCACGGGTAGGAAATGCAGGTGCGATAAAGCGAAAGTTTTATCAATAACCACCCTGGAGGGTTCTGACAGTGGATTAAAGAAAATCCGTTCAAAATTTGATATAGATTTTATTTACGAAGTCGGTAAAACAGTAACGGTTAACGACTTCGATGACAATCGTTGGGCGGAGTGTGCACCGGGGATACACTTCTTTATCACAAGGCAAGAAGCAGTAGAGTATTAAAAATATAAGGAGGCTTTTATGGATTATAGGTTAAAGTTTGATTTATATGGTGAGGATATAGGGTATTTTTTAAGCAAATATCCAGCTAAGTTTTATGGCATTTTCAAAAATGCAGGATTTATATTTTTTAATTTCCATTTTGACAGTGCAAACTATTGCTTTGAAATTATTGCAAATAAGGACTTTGAGCATTTGCTCAATGACTTGAAAGTAGAAGGCAATAAGCGTGAGTACGACTATCCGAGTAAGTATTTAGAAGATAGATTTGATGAAGATTTGGAGGATTAAAAGTGAAAGTTACAAAAGAAAGAGAGATAGCCTTCAAGGTGGGAATAAGTACGGTTAAAAGAAAAGAAACTTATCTGACCTACCACGGATCTAATTATATTTTTACTAAAGATATACAAATTTGCCCTAAAAGAGGAACTATAGTGATTAAGACTTTAGAAACCACCAAGGGTGACATCCTAGCGACAACTAGGATAGGCTCAAACAAAGAGTATTACGGATTTTACGATGACAATGCTATGCATAAAGCGCTAATTGAATTAGGGCTCATTGATAATAAAGATTTATACAAAGAGGAGGATTAATAATATGAGATTAGAATTTAACAGCTTGGAAGAGTTAAAAGATTTTGCAACTAATGTATTAGGGTTAGGACAGGCAGCAGCTCCGACAGCTCCAACAGCTGCACCGGCTGCACCCACAGCACCTGCACCGACAGCTCCGATACCCGCACCAACGGTACCAGCTGCACCTGTAGCAGCTCCAACAGCCGCAAAAACTTATACTCGTGATGACATCATAAATGCGTCAATACCGCTTTTAGATACTCATTTAGCAGACTTACAAGTGCTTATGAGTAAGTACGGTATTGCTACTATACAGGACTTGCCTGAGAGCAATTTTGCGGCATTTGCGGCAGACTTAAGGGCTTTAGGGGGCGCTATTTAATGGCACATGAGCTTAGAAGTCATGCAATTCTTAGTGCCTCAGGTGCGCACAGATGGATGAATTGCACGCCGTCTGCAAGGCTTGAGCTTGAGTTTTCGGACACAAGCTCAGAGGCTGCAAAAGAAGGTACACTTGCACATGAAGTATGCGAAGCAAAAGTGCTTAATTACTTCTACCCTGGAAAGCTTACTAAAAGGCAGCTAAACGCAAAATTAAAGAAATTTAAGGAGCATGAATTGTGGCAGTCTGAAATGGACGGACACACGAATGCTTACCTTGATTATATCAAAGCGGAGGCGCTTAAATTTGAAGTGTCTCCAAGCGTAAACATTGAGGTCAGGCTCGACCTTACGAAATACATACCCGAGGGATACGGTACCGCCGATTGTGTACTTATAGGCAGTAACAAGCTTGAAGTTATTGACTTTAAGTACGGCAAGGGTGTTCCCGTGTCAGCCGAGAACAATCAACAGTTGCTTTTGTATGCGTTGGGTGCTTATGAAAAATACAAAATGATTTGTAAGTTTGAGACCGTAAAGGTTGCTATAGTGCAGCCACGCATAGCGGATGAAGCCTCAGAGTTTGAGCTGTCTGTAACTGATTTGCTCAGATTCGGAGAAGAAGTGAAAGCAAAAGCCGCTTTAGCTTTTGAGGGCAAAGGCGAATACAATCCATCCGAAAGCACCTGCAGGTTTTGTCGTGCGAGGGCTACTTGTAGAGCCAGAGCGGATAAGAATGTTGAACTTGCGTTTGCTTGCGTAAAGCCGCCGGATACTATCAGTTTTGAAGAGGTAGGCGAATACTTGCACAAAGGCTTAGACATAGCCGCATGGCTTAAGGATCTGCGAGATTATGCCTTAGACGCATGCTTAGCAGGTCACGAAATACCAGGTTGGAAAGTGGTTGAGGGTAGAAGTACAAGGGCGTGGAGTAATCAATTAGCCGCATTTACAGAGTTAAAGCGTGCAGGTTTGGAAGATAAAGACTTATACAAGTATGAGCCTTTAACACTTGCTCAAATTGAAAAAGCTTTTGGCGAGGATGTTTTACAGGCGGCAGCAGCTTATATCATAAAGCCGCCGGGTAAGCCTACTTTGGTGGAAGAAAGCGACAAAAGAGAAGCAATAAATAATATAAATAATATGTTTGAAGGAGTATAAATTATGAATAGTACAACAGTAACAGTAGGTGAAGCAAGACTCAGTTATGTAAATGTTTTTCAACCTTACGCACATAATGCCGGACAAGACCCTAAGTTTAGTGTAACAATACTTATTCCGAAAACGGATATTAAGTCAAAAGCTGCAATTGACGCAGCGATTGAGGCAGCTAAGCAGTTGGGAACAGCTCAAAAATGGAACGGTGTGTGTCCGCCACAGGTACCAACTCCGATACACGATGGTGATGGGGTAAGACCGAGCGACGGTATGCCGTTCGGTGAAGAGTGCAAAGGGCATTGGGTATTTACTGCTAACGCTAATGCAACCAGACCGCCGCAGGTAGTTGATATAAACAGACAGCCGATACTGGATCAATCGCAAGTGTATAGCGGTATGTACGGATATGTAAATATTAACTTTTTTGCATATATGGCGACCGGCAGAAAGGGCATAGGCTGCGGACTCAATGCAGTACTTAAAACCAGAGACGGCGAGGTACTCGGAGGCAGCAGGGTAACAGTAGATGAAGCCTTCGCAGATATCCCGATGGCAGCACCTAATCCGGTACAACCAAGGATTAACCCGCTTACGGGACAGCCTATGTAAATATTACAAAGTTATTAAGTTAGGGGTTAAGAAAACCTTAGCCCCTATTAAATTAACCTAAAAACAGATTATTTGTTAAGGAGATATTAAGAATGAGTAATTTACAAGTATTTAATAACAGCGAATTCGGAGCAGTAAGAGTTTTAGAAATTAACCAAGAACCTTGGTTTATAGGCAAAGATGTGGCGGAGGTGCTGGGATATGTAAAACCGCTTAATGCTTTAGCTACCCACATAGACGAGGATGACTCCCTAAAACGGGGACTCACCGACAGTATGGGAAGAATACAAGAAACAATACTAATCAATGAAAGCGGCTTATATAGTCTTATTCTTTCAAGTAAGTTAGAGAATGCAAAAAGGTTCAAAAGGTGGGTTACTGCAGAAGTATTGCCGGCTATTCGTAAACATGGATTATATGCGATCGACGATATCTTAAACAATCCGGACATAGCCATAGCAGCCCTTACAAAACTCAAAGAAGAAAGAGAAGCAAGAAAAGCACTTGAAACCGAAAACAAAATACAAGCACAGCAGATAGCAGAATTACAGCCTAAAGCCACTTATTACGACTTGATACTGCAAAGTAAAGACCTTTTGTCTGTAACACAGATATCTAAAGATTACGGCATGAGTGCAACAAAAATGAACAGAATATTGCATGAATTAGGCGTACAGTTCAACCAGTCGGGGGTGTGGTTTTTATATGCGAAGTACCAAACAGGCGGCTATACACAGACTAAAACGCATAATTATGCTAAACCGGACGGTACACAAGGAACAGCAGTTCACATGTACTGGACGCAAAAGGGCAGATTGTTTTTATATTCCTTACTTAAAAATAACGGAATATTGCCCCTTATCGAAAGGTGTTAAACATGAAGCATTTAAGCATAGATATAGAGACTAAAAGCAGTGAAGACATAAGCAGCGTGGGGCTGTATAAATATGCACAATCAAATGATTTTAGCTTACTGCTATTTGCTTATAAAGTTGATAATGAAGATGTGAAAATAATAGACATTGCAGCAGGTGAAACCGTGCCTGCTGCAATAGTAGAGGCTCTAAAAGATAAGAGTGTTATAAAACACGCCTACAACGCCGCTTTTGAGTGGTATTGCCTTAATGTAGCCGGGTATGAAACGCCCATAAGTCAGTGGCGTTGTACGATGATACACGCACTATACTGCGGTTATCCGGCAGGACTTGACGCAACAGGAAGAGCCATAGGTATACCCGAAGACAAGCAGAAAATGAGGGAAGGTAAAGACTTGATACGCTATTTTTGCGTACCGTGTAAGCCTACCAAGGCAAACGGTGGTAGAACTTGGAACCTTCCAAAACATGACACTTTTAAATGGGCTTTGTTTAAGCTGTATTGCAAGAAAGATGTAGGCGCAGAGTATACCATTCTTAAAGCCTTAAAGTGGTATCCTATGCCTTTATCTGAAGAAATAAGGTGGCAGCAGGACACACTGATGAACGCAAGAGGTGCGAGAATAGATTTTAACTTAGTACTTAGTGCAGCTCAGATAGGCGAAGATATGAAAGATGAGCTTATGGAAGAAGCAAGAGTATTAACAGGCTTGGAAAACCCGAACAGCACGAGTAAATTACTTGCTTGGCTAAGGGATATGGGCGTTAATGTTGACAATTTAAGAAAAGAGACAGTGACGGAACTATTAGAGGGCGAAGATCTGGACGCTGTAGTTTACAGGGTGCTAGAGATAAGGCAGCAGCTAGGTAAATCATCTGTAACAAAGTATAAAAAGATGATGGAAACTAAGGGCGCGGATGATAGAGTGCGTGGGCTTACTCAGTTTTACGGAGCTAATGCGACGGGCAGATGGGCGGGGCGTTTAGTTCAGACTCAAAACCTGCCTCGTGTTTATATTGATGACTTAGAGACTGCAAGAAATGCAGTTATAAATAAAGATATAGATTGCTTAAAGAATAAGTTCGGTGATGTGAGAAGTACATTATCACAGCTTATAAGGACTGCATTTATTCCGTCTGAGGGTAATAAATTAGTAGTTGCAGACTTCTCAGCGATAGAAGCAAGGGTAATAGCTTGGCTCGCGGGCGAAACTTGGGTAAACGAAGTATTTGCCACTCATGGAAAGATTTACGAGGCAACGGCTGCAAATATGTTTCATGTTGATATAGAGAAAATAAAAAAAGGCAACCCGGAATACGAACTTAGGCAAAAGGGCAAAGTAGCAACCTTAGCCCTCGGATACCAAGGTGGAGTAGGTGCACTTATTGCGATGAACGCCCTTAAAATGGGTATTCCTGAGGAAGAGCTACCGGAAATAGTAGAAAAATGGAGAGCAGCAAACCCAAATATCGTAAAAACTTGGTACAGAATAGGTAATGCGGCTTTAGAAGTACTTAGAACCGCAAAGCCGCAAACGGTCAATAAAGGCATAAAGTTAGAGTATGTAGGTGATAGGGCTTTTAATCAAAGTTTTTTGACCATACAGCTACCCAGTGGCAGAAAGCTGTATTACGCGAAACCGTGGATAGGTATAAATAAGTTCGGAAAAGAAGCTGTATTTTATAAGTCAGTTGATCAGACTAATAAGAAGTATGGCAGTACGAGTACCTACGGTGGCAAGCTTACGGAGAACATTGTGCAGGCAATAGCTAGGGATTGCCTTGCGGTCACGCTTGATAGGTTAAATCTGTTAGGTATTAATTATGTGTTTCATGTACATGATGAGGTAGTAATTGACGCACCGCAAAGCCTTACGCTTGATTATGTGTGTGATTTGATGTCAAAACCTATTGGGTGGGCGGATGGCTTATTACTTAAAGCCGCAGGGTTTGAAAGCGATTATTACAAGAAGGACTAGTTATGCTAAACAATAACAAAAAACTATTAATAAGCACGGCAGGCACAAGGCTTGCTACGCAGTGGGTAAGATCTGAATTAATGTGGTCTGATTTCGTTGAAAAGTTCAAGACACCGTATAGAAGTACTGAAAGCTTTGAACAGTATTTAAGTCTTAAAAAGCCGCAGCAGGACAATCTTAAAGATGTGGGAGGCTTCGTTGGAGGTACTTTTAAGAACGACAGACGAAAAAAGGCTAATGTAGAGGGCAGAGACTTAATTACTTTAGACATGGATAATATACCGACGGGCGGTACTGACGAAGTATTAAAAAGAATCAGTTCGCTACAATGTGCCGCTTTGGTTTACAGCACGAGGAAGCACTCAGCTTATAAACCGAGATTAAGGGTGGTATTGCCTACTGACCGTACGGTAACAGCCGATGAGTACGAGCCTATCGCTCGTAAGGTAGCGGAATGGATAGGTTTACAGATGTGTGACCCTACCACTTTCGATAGTTCAAGGCTTATGTACTGGGCAAGCGTGTGTAGTGATGGGGAGTACATCTATCAAGTGTATGATAATCCGTTTTTAAGTGCAGACGAAGTACTTGCAAAATACAAGAACTGGAGAAACCAAGCAGAGTGGGCGATCGTTCCGGGGACTGAACAGCATATCGCTAACCATGCGGCAAAGCAGGCAGACCCAACGACGAAAGACAACATAATCGGAAGGTTTTGTAGATGTTATGACATCTATGCTGCAATGGATAAGTTTTTGCCGGGTGTTTATGAGCCTACAAATATGGATAACAGATATACATATAAAGCAGGATCAACAACGGGCGGAGCTATAGTTTATGAGGGTGGTAAATTCTTATTCTCTAACCATGCAACAGACCCTTGCTCGGGGTTACTTGTAAACGCTTATGACCTTGTGAGACTGCATTTATTTAGTGATTTAGATGTGGATATTAAACCAGGTACGCCCGTTAATAAGTTACCCTCATTTAGTGCTATGTCTGAGCTTGCTAAGAGTGATGAAAAGGTTAAGGCTTTATTTAACAGCGAACAGGCAGAGAATATTAAACGGGCTTTTGATGATGTGGATTTACCCCTGTCTGATGGCGATTTTTCGTGGGTAAGTGTTCTTGATAAGACCGATAACGGAGTTATCAAATCGACTATTGATAACTTCAAACTGATACTTGAAAACGATGACGACTTAAAAGGAAAGATAGCTTTAGAAGTCTTTGCAAATGAACTTATAGTATTAGGTAAATTGCCCTGGGATAGTGATTATACAGAGTACAGAAAATGGACTAACGAAGATGACGCACACTTGGCTTGGTTTATCGAAAAAAGATACAAAATAGTTCAAGGCAACTATTTAGGGATGGCAATAACCATAGTAGCGAGCAAAAACAAAATAAATGTAGTAGCGGACTATCTTAAAGGTCTTGCATGGGACGGTAAAAAGAGGATAGAAACTGCACTGCATGACTATCTAGGGGCAGAGCAAAACGCTTATACGGCAGCGGTATTGGTGATTGTGATGTGTGCGGCTGTAATGAGGGCTATAAAGGGCGCTATCAAGTTTGATACTATGCCCATTTTAGTGGGTAAGCAAGGCATAGGTAAAAGTACATTTCTTGCTAATTTGGGTAAAAACTGGTTTTCTGATAGTCTTACTAACTTTGAAGGTAAAGACGCTGCGGAAATGCTAAGGGGTATCTGGATAAATGAAATAGGCGAGCTCACGGCACTTAATAAGTCCGAAGCGGCAGCAATAAAGCAGTTCATGAGTAAAAAAGAAGACATTTACAGAGCACCCTATGCAAAAAGGACGGAGAGTTTTCCAAGGCGAGGGGTCTTTATAGGCACGAGTAACGAAGACGCATTTTTAAGAGACCAGACAGGTAACAGGAGATTTTTACCCGTTCAACTGGGAGAGTGTAAACCCCTAAAATCTGTCTGGGATGATATGCCGGGTGAGGTTGATCAGATGTGGGCGGAGGCATACGCTAGGGCAATTTTAGGTGAAAAATTACATCTAACAGGCGAAGCGGAGGCAATCGCTAGGCAAATGCAAGAGGAGTTTAGGGAAGTAAATCCGTGGGAAGGTCAAATTGTAGGCTTTTTAGAGAAACAAATTCCGGAAGACTGGTATGACCTGAACATTACAGACCAAAAACAATTCTTACAAGGGCAGCTTATCAACCCTAAGCCTTTAGTGCCTAGAACAAAAGTTTGTGTATCCGAGATATGGGAGCTTTGTTTGGAGGGTAATGTAAAGTTTTTGAAAAAGACCGATAGCATATCAATAAACAATATTTTGAAGAATTTGAAGGGCTGGAGTAAGGGAAAAAACCCTCTCAGATTTGGGAGATTTGGAAGACAAAAAGGCTTTGTTTTTGATGTTTTTGCAACAACCAACTCCGGAAACCAACTTTAATTTTGGCAACCATCGTAAGAAAAATTACAAATTCTTTACGGCAATTATGGAAACTAACTCTTTTTACTTGGTTGCATGGGTTTGTTGCCATGCAAACCAAGTAAAATAGGGTACTAGGTCAACATTAACAACTATAACAACTAACTTTTATATAAAAATAAAAAATAATAAATATAGGCATATATAGGCGTATATATACATATACCTAAATAGCCTAATACGCCTAATCTGTATATAGAGTAGAAAAATACAAAAAGTTGTTTGTTTTGTTGCCGCAATAAATTCAGAGGCATGAAATGTTAGAAAAAGATATTGAAAAATTCTTAGTAAGAGAAGTTAAAAAACTTGGCGGGCTTTGTTACAAGTGGGTAAGTCCTGGTAATGCAGGAGTACCTGACAGGATCGTTTTACTGCCAAACCGTCCTGCTATGTTTGTAGAACTTAAAACAGACAAGGGTGAGCCATCAAAATTACAAAAGATACAAATAAAAAAGCTAAGAAACTTAAACGCCCCGGTCTATATTTTGTATGGTCTGGAAGAAGTAAAGGAGTTTATAAAATGGAATTCAAACCACACGGATACCAGCAGCACTGTATAGATAAAATAATAGGTATCAAAAAAATAGGATTATTTCTCGATATGGGTTTAGGTAAAACAATTGTAACCTTATCGGCTATAAAAGAACTTAAGTTTTACAGGTTTCAAGTTCGTAAGGTACTCATAATAGCACCCAAAAAGGTCGCAGAGGGTACTTGGAGCAAAGAGAAAAATAAGTGGGAGCACACAAAGAGCTTAAGAATATCAAGAGTTTTAGGCAGCGCAAATCAAAGGATAAAAGCTCTATACGAAAAAGCTGATATATACATAATCAACCGTGATAATGTAACTTGGCTTGTAGACTTTTATAAAAACAACTGGGATTTTGACACGGTCGTTATTGATGAGTCTAGTAGCTTTAAGAGTCCGACTGCTAAAAGGTTTAAGTCTTTAGCCAGTGTAACGCACAGAATAGATAGGCTGATAGAGTTAACCGGAACACCGTCCCCGAACGGGTTAAAAGATTTGTGGGCACAGATATACTTGCTTGATCAAGGTCAAAGGCTTGAGAAAAAATACAAGCAATTTAGAGAAAAATATTTTCAGCCAGGTAAACGGGGACGAGACGGAACAGTTTACAACTATGACCTTAAAAATGGCTCAGAGGCTACAATACTTAATAAGATATCAGATATATGTGTAAGCATGAAAGCTGAAGACTACTTAACCCTGCCGGATATCGTTTATAACGAAATCCCGGTCATGTTGGATGCTAAAGCTAAAAAAGCTTATGAAGAGTTGGAAGCGCAATATGTACTTCAAATATCCGAAACAGAGGAAATAAGCGTCGCAAGTGCCGCAGCACTCAGCAATAAACTTTTACAGCTCGCAAACGGTGCGGTATATGATGAAGATCATACAGTGCATGAGGTTCACAACTGTAAAATTGAAGCTTTTCTTGAATTAGTCGAAAGTCTGCAAGGTAAACCGCTATTAGTCTTTTACAATTATCAACACGATAAAGAGCGGATACTAAAAGCACTTGTAAAACAAAACCTTAGAGTAAGAGAACTTAAGACCACTCAAGACGAGGATGACTGGAATAACAAGCAAATAGATATATTGCTTACACATCCTGCAAGTAGTGCTTACGGACTTAACTTACAGCAAGGAGGCAATCATGTGTGTTGGTTCGGACTTAACTGGAATTATGAGTTATACACGCAAGCAAATAAAAGGCTACATAGACAAGGACAGACAGAAAAAGTAATCATACATCACTTGATCACACAAGAAACTAGAGACGAGGATGTAATGCAGGCTTTAGAAAGAAAAGATAATGTGCAAAATTTCGTAATGGAAACACTAAAGGCAAGAATAGAAAGAATAAAAGAGAGGTATAAAAAATGATTAATTTTGGAAACATACAAGCAGCCGCAGTAAAGAGTATTTACAAAGATAAAGAAAAAGGCAAACCGCAAGAATATATAGTGTGGAGTGAAAAGAACGGAATAGTGCCTATATCATATCAAAATAGCGTAATTTTCTTTATTCCGACAGAAAAATGTTTACTTAAAAGCCCTGAGACAGGGAGTAAAGAGTTAGTAACAGATTTGTTTATAGAGTCCTTAAGTGAGATAAAAGAAGAGGACAAACTAACAGACCTTAGAACGATAAAGGTATTTGAAGCTAAAGTAAATACATTTAAGACTAAAGAGGGCGAAGAAATACATTTAAGATCCGATTATGTAAAGATGTTCGGAAAAGACGCAGAATTCTATAGTGGAGTAGGAAAAACAAAGAATTTTGTATTTGTTAGAGAGTTTGGTAAATGGGTCGGATGTCTAGGATTATATAAAGTGAGGTAAATACATGTTACATTACGCACAAGCAAATTTAATATTGGATCACTATGGTATAGAACATCAAAAAGCTAAAACGATAGAGGAGTTAGCAGAGCTTATAGTCGCCTTGCAAAAGAATTTGTTATCGGATACTGACAGCTTATCAAGAGAAGTACTGGAAGAGATAGCAGATGTTCAAATTATGATCTTACAACTTTTATCCTATGCAGGAGAATTTTCGAAAGTCTATGAAATAATGGATCTAAAAATAGAGAGGCAACTAAACAGGATAAAAGAGGAGGTAAACAGATGAGAATATACATAAGCGGAGCAATAACAGGCAATCCAGGCTTTCAAAGAAGTTTTGCAAGCACAGCAAGAAGGCTTGAGGACAGATTTAAGGGCTGTAAGATAGTAAACCCCGGAAACCTTTTCGCAGTATTCACACAAGGAACACATGACGAGTATATGCGTATTTGCTTAGAGCTGATCAAGATGTGTGACGCAGTCTATATGATGCCCGGATGGGAGACATCTAAGGGTGCAAAAGAAGAGTACGAATATGCAAAGAAACTAGGATTAACAGTATATAAGAATTTGAATTTATAAAATAACAGAAAGGAGTCGAGCCTGCCGGCACTAAGGGATATCCGGCTCCTAAAGTTAAAATGAATGTATTAAGTTTATTTGATGGCATAAGTGTAGGATATTGGGCTTTGCAGCGTGCAGGAATAGAAGTAAATAAATATTATGCAAGTGAAATTAATGAATACGCATTACAGGTATCCGAAAGGAATTACCCGGATATTATCCGTCTTGGAGATGTTCGAAATTGGCAGAACTGGAATATTAATTGGGCGAATATAGATTTGCTAATAGGGGGTTCGCCTTGCCAAGGGTTCAGCTTTGCAGGAAAACAACTAAATTTTGAAGACGAAAGAAGTAAGTTATTTTTCGAATATGTTGACATCTTAAATCACTTGAGGACAGTAAAACCCAATATCAAATTTTTACTGGAAAATGTGAGAATGAAAAAGAAATATCAAGATATAATATCCGATTATCTCGGCGTGCAGCCTGTCATGATTGACAGTGCTTTGGTATCAGCACAAAAGCGCAAAAGGTTATATTGGACTAATATAGCAGATGTAGAACAGCCTGAAGACAAGAGCATTATGCTTAAAGATGTAGTCCATGAGACGGCTGATTTAGATATGGCAATGTCGGAATCATGGTGCAAATGGTTCAAGGAAAGAGCGGACAGGCTTATAAGTAAGTCATATGTGGCAGTAAATCCTGAAAAAGCACTAACCATGACTGCAAGGCAATATCTAAATTGGAATGGCAACTTTGTGTTCGAGTGTTTGGAAAAGTACATAGTGCCTTTTAGTAAAACTCTGCAAATAATAGAAAATGAAGTCAAGAAGGGTAAGGTTGGATATTTCAAGGCTGACTCTCAAGGAAATAGGGTCTATTACATTAACAATAAATCCGTAACCCTATGTAGCGATGCCGGAGGGTTGGGAGGTAGAACAGGGCTGTATTTGTTCGGTTGCATAACACCGGACAGAGTAGAAAAGCGACAGAATGGGCAACGATTTAATGATGGTCAGAAGTTCTACACCCTCACAGCAACCGATAAGCACGGGGTACTGATAGAGGGCTATATCCGTAAACTTACGCCAATTGAGTGCGAGAGGTTGCAGACTTTACCAGACAACTATACCTACGGTGTAAGCGATAACCAGAGGTATAAAATGCTGGGAAATGCGTGGACGGCGGATGTAATAGCACATATTTTTAAGTACTTACAAGGAGAGGATTAACATGACAAGAAAAGAATTATTACAAAAAGCAGAGAAGTGTGTAAACGGCGACAGGGATTTAAAATACGGCAAGCCGGAAAATAATTTCAAAATAATAGCGGCTTACTGGGGCGTACATTTAGGCGTTTACTTAACACCCGAAGATGTAGCAGTTATGTTGGCACTTATGAAGATAGCAAGACTTAAGTCAAGTGAATTTGAAAGTGAAGACAGTTGGGTGGATCTAGCGGGATATGCCGCTTGCGGTGCAGAGATAGCCACAAAACAGGAGGATTAACAATGACAGTTAAAGAGTATCTCAGTAAGCTGAGAAAATTAACAAAAGAGATACAAAAGAAAAAAAGAAAGTTAAAACAGTTGCAAGACACAACGCAACTGGTAGGAGGGCAAGGGCAAGGTGAAAAAGTTCAATCAAGCCCTAATTTAAACGCACAATATGCGGATACAGTAGAGGCGATTGTGGAGCTTGAAACGAAAATAGCAAAGCTTGCTAAAGAGCAAAGCATTTATACTGCAGATATAAAGAGTCTTAGCAATCCTAAACACGTAAAAGTGCTTATGTTGTGTCACGCAGAAGGGCTTAAACTATATGAAGCTGCAGACATAATGGCATACAGCTATGATCACTTAAGACATTTGCATACACAAGCGATAAAAGCATTATCACACAATTTGAATGCAACTTAACACAATTTTTCGTGTCAAGTGTGATAAAATGATATTGTGAAGAACTGTAAAGAAGGCAGTTTTCATAATCGAACCTCCTTATATTTTATGTTCGGGTTAGGCAGTCAGACAGTGGCTGCCTATTTTATTTGTAAAAAAAGGATAATAAAAATGATTGACTATAAAGATGTGATAAAACAAGCACCTTTGCCGTTTGTTGGTCAAAAAAGGTTCTTTGTTAAAAAGATATATGAATACTTTAAGGGGTTAGACTATAAGCCCAGCAAGGTTGTTGATTGTTTCGGCGGTTCCGGTCTATTATCTAATCTGTTTAAGCAGATGTATCCCGAAGCCGAAGTTGTCTATAACGATTATGATAACTACATGGGTAGAGTTGAGCAGGTAGCAAGGATTAACGAAGTCTTGGCAGAGTGCAGAAAGATATTAGCTAAGCATAACATAGAGCCAAAGACAAGAATAACCGAACTGGCTAAGATGGAGTTAGAAGAGTACTTAAACACTGTAGACTGGAACGAAGTAGACAGGAATACAGTATATGTAAACTTTAGCCTCGGAAGACTAGATGATAAAAACAGGTTATATGTTAACAAGCTAAGACAGTCTGATTATGTTTACAACAAAGATTATTGCAAAGGCTGCAAAATAGTGACTTGTGATTATGATGAGCTTATACAAGATGATAAAGCACTTTACATATTAGATCCACCTTACATTCAAACTACTAGCAACACATATAAGAATTGGTTTAGCATTGCTGACTTCTTAGAGTTGTACGAGAGAATAAAGAACTTGGATAACTTTATATTGTTTACTTCTTACAGAAGTGGTGCTTACGATGTACTTAACTATTTGCACAAAGACATCAAGACTTTTAGTGATGATATCTTAGAGAGTAAAAGCTGTGCGGGAATATCAGTAGCTAAGGGAGTCGAGGAATTGGCATACATAAGACTGAGAGGTTTGTAATGCTCCGGGGGTGTCCTTACTGTCAGAGAATACACGACAGTAAATATGATTGCGGTATGAGACCTAAAGAGTTCAAGAAGGATACAAAAGCTAACAGGTTCAGAAACTCTGCAGCTTGGACAAAGAAGAGAGAAGAGATAAGAGACAGAGATAACAACTTATGTCAAGCGTGCATAAGAGAACTTGAAGGTACTAAAGTAAAGTACAATAGTTCTTTGTTGTCTGTCCATCATGCTATATCAATTCATAAGGACTATGGCAGGAGGCTTGACGATGACAATTTGATAACCCTTTGTGCATACCATCATGACCTAGCGGAAAAGGGAAAGATAAAATACCAAACAATAAAAAATATTATTGATGAACAAAACGAAAAAGCACGAGATTACGGGGCTTAGCATACCCCCCGGAGGTAAAGATTGTTAAAAAATATACGCCGAAAATACCGACGCCCCACCTCCAAAATTAATTTTATCCCACATCAGAAAGGAGGATAGCCTATGCCGACACCACCAAAACCGGTAAATGTTTTGAAATTAGAGAAAAAATCACACAGAACTAAAAAAGAATTAGTCGAAAGAGAAAGAGCGGAGTTATCCCTCCTTACGGGAACGACTCTGAAAGAAACTAAAGAGGTAAGAGCTAACGAGTTGGCTCACAGAGAGTTTATAAGAGTCAGAAAACTTCTCAGAACGATTGAAAAGGATGACGACCTGTATGGTGCTATCATAAATCGTTATTGTTTGCTCCATGCAGAGTGCATAGAGTTTCAAGAAAAAAGAGAAAAGGTTTACGAGCAGATGAAAGACCTTGAGGACAGTAAAGGCACATTCGAGGCTAACGACGATTTGAAAACATATTACGGTATGTTAACGACTATGCAAAAGAACCTTTTAGCTTTAGATAGTCAAGTGCAGCTTAAAAGAAAAATGCTTTTGGATATAGAAAAAGAAAATATAATGACTATTGCGGCTTCCCTCAGGTCTATACCTAAGAAATCTGATAAAAAGAAAAATCCTTTGTTAGAGGCTTTAGCAGATGGTTAAAAATAGCAAAGCTTATGAGTACGCTAAGTGGTGTATAGAAGAGCAAGAAAATAAAACACCTGCATATGTAAAAAAACAAGCAGCTGCATGGGTAGAGATAGCAGAGGGAAGAAGTGATAGTGCTTATATTGACGAAAAAGCATTTAACAAGATATGTAAATTACTAAAAATCATGAACCACCCCGATCTTCACAAGTCAATGTACGAAGGTTTAGAAGATTATGCGTGGTTACTTATAACCGCAGTTCTTTGTACTAAGTGCAAGAACACAGCCGAAGACATGAGATATTACGAAACAGCGATACTGGAGATAGCAAGAAAGAATTTTAAGACTTTCGTATCAGCTGTTATTTTTATACTTTTAATGCTTACAGAGCCTAACTTTTCAAGGTTCTTTTCAGTTGCTCCCGACCTTGCCTTGTCAAGTGAGTTAAAACAAGCTATACGAAAAATAATTAAGACAAGTCCTGCACTTTATGATGAGGCGGACCCGGCTTTTAAGATTTTGCAAAAGCAAATCATCTGTAAGCTTAATGATAATGAATACACGCCGCTTGCATACAGCCAGGACGGTATGGATGGTAAGCTTGCTAACGCTTTTTTAGCGGATGAGGCGGGAGCTTTAGACGAATACCCTGTGGAGGCTATGCGGTCTTCACAAATAACGCTTTTTAATAAGCTAGGTATCATAATCAGCACGCAATATCCGAACGACAACAATGTAATGATTGACGAAATTGATATCGCTAAAAAGTCGTTAGACGGCTTGCTTGAAGGTCAAAGGGTCTTTGCTCTTTTATATGAGCCGGATGACGAATATAAACAGGGCGATAAGTGGCAGACTGAGGATAATGTATTATTTCAAAGCAACCCCGTTGCGGTCTCTCATGAGTATATTTTTGAGGAGCTTAAGAAAAAAAGACAGCTTGCAATAATGTACGAAAATAAAAGGGAAAATTTTTTGTGTAAGCATTGCAACATACTTTATAAAGGCTTAGGCGTTGAGGGGTATATTGACATTCAGAAAGTTAAAGAATGTAAAAGAGAAAAAACAGACGAATGGTGGCAAGGTCGTAGGGTTTGGGTAGGCTTGGACTTATCGCAAACGGACGATAATACGGCTGTGGCGATGGTTACAGAAGAAGAGGGGGTTGTTTATGCGAGGATCGTTGGCTTTTTACCGACTGACAAAATAGAGATAAAGTCAGCTAAAGAATTTGTGGACTATCAGAGGCTTATAAATTTAGGCGAGTGTATAGCTTGCGGCGATGAGGTTATTGACTATGCAAAAATTGAGAACTTTATAAAAGAGCTAAGCGATAAGTACGGAGTAGAAGTTCAGCAAGTCGGCTATGATAAGTGGAACGCTATTGCAACGGTTCAAAGATTAGAGCAAGACGGATTTACTTGTGTTGAAATAAAACAACATAGTTCAGTTTTACACGCTCCGACTAAGCTGCTTAAGGAATTGATACTAAGTAAAAAGTTTGTATATGACGCAAGCCGTTTGCTTGAAATAAACTTTCAAAATGCACGCTGTACGGAAGATACAAACTTAAACAAGTATGTCAATAAAAAGAAGTCAGTAGGTAAAGTAGATATGGTAGTGGCTTTATTAAATGCAAATTATTTGTTACAGCAAGAACTACTTTATGGAGATGGCAATTTTACAGTGCAAACAGTATAGGAGATGAAAACAATGGGTTTTATGGATTGGTTTGAAAACAGAGGTATTAAATCAAGGGCGGAGCCGGACAACAAGACAGGTGATACGGCAGCGGACGGCGAGAGTGTAGCCCTTAGGACTGTTATAATTGACGATAGTATGACGGTTGAGCAAGCCCTAAATGTGCCTGTTTTCGCAGGCTGTATTAACAGAATAGCGGAGACCGTCTCAACTATTCCAGTTAGGCTTTATAAAAAAGTCAATGAAGAACTGGAAGAGATAAAAGAAGACAATAGGGTTAAGCTTCTTAATGATGATACAGGCGACACCTTGTCAGGGGTAGAGTTTAAGAAAGCATTGACAAAGGATTATTACTTAGGGCAGGGCGGTTATGCTTACATCAACCGCAAAGGCAATCGGGTTGAGTCATTGCATTATGTAAGAGAGAATGAGTTAACTTTTATGTACTCTACCGACCCGATTTTTAAAGATTATGATGTGATGATACAAGGCAAGAAGTATAAGCCTTTTGAGTTTATCAAGCTTTTAAGGAATACAACAAATGGCTATTCGGGTAAAAGCATTATAAACGAAAGCAAGGATATACTAAATGTTGCTTATCATTCACTTAAGTTTGAAAAGATTTTAGTACAGACGGGTGGAAACAAAAGAGGGTTTTTGAAGTCTGCAAGACCCTTGGCGCAAAAAGCCCTTGACGCACTAAAGAAAGCCTGGCGGTCATTTTACGGCAATAATACAGACAATGTTATTTTGCTCAATAATGGCTTAGAGTTTCAAGAGGCTAACAATACCTCGGTTGAAATGCAGCTAAATGAGAATAAAAAAGTAAACAGCAATGAGATATGTAAGCTGTTTAATATTCCGGCTGCAATCATCAACGGTGGAGCTACTGAACAAGATAGGGCAGACTTTGTGCAATTCTGTATACTTCCTTTGCTAAAAGAATTTGAATGTGCATTAAATAGAGACCTTTTGCTTGATAGCGAAAAAAGGTCTTTTTATTTTGCTTTTGATACTTCAGAGCTTACTAAGGGAGATATAGAAAAGAGGTTCAGGGCTTACGAAACGGCAAGCCGTAACGGATTTTTACAGCTTGACGAAATAAGGCTTAAAGAGAATATGCCACCGCTAGGCTTAGACTTTATACGCTTAGGCTTACAGGATGTACTGTATACGCCTAAATCGGGCGAGTTCTATGTGCCGAACATGAACCAAACAGGCGGACTAAATCAACCAAAGAAAGGAGATGACGCAGGAGATGAGAATAGAGATAAGAGCGGATAGCGTACTTGTTGAGGGCTATGTTAATGCCGTAGGCAGAGACTCAAGACCTTTGTTAAGCTCAGACGGCTCAAGGTTTGTCGAGCAGATAGTGCCGGGGGCTTTTGCAAGGGCACTAAGTAAAAGAGATGTTGATATTTTGCTTAATCATGACGAGACAAAAAAGTTAGGTTCGACGCAATCAAATCTAACGCTTATAGAAGATAGCATAGGTCTAAAAGCAAGGGCTATCATAAAGGACAGCACAGTTATAGAAAAGGCAAAAGCGAAAAAGTTATCCGGGTGGTCTTTCGGATTTTATGATATCAGCACAAGAACTGAAGACATAAATGAAGGACTGAAAAGAAGATTTGTGGAAGACTTGGAACTTGTAGAGGTATCTATTATAGACGATACCTTGGTACCGGCTTATCAAGGTACTTCAATCGAAACAAGAGCGGACAATAAGGGCTTGATAAAAGCAAATGCACTGCTTACAAGAGCGGACTATTGCGAGAGCGATACGCCGCTAGATTACAGTAACTATAAAGAAAGAATAGCAAAATTAGAAAGGGTATAAGCATGAGAAAAAGAGTATTACAGCTTAGAGCAGAGGGCATTAAGAGCCTTCAGGAACAAAGAAATGTACTTGTAGAAGATATGAAAACTCTATCTAGCAAGGTAGAGACAGAAAAAAGGGCTTTTACAGAGGAAGAGGACAATAAGTTTAGCGACCTCGAAAAGCAGATACAAGACATCGATAAAACCATAGAAAAGCTTGAAAGGGCAAGAGCAGCTGCGGTGGTTACAGTAGAGCCTGACCCTGACACAAAAACAAAAGAAACAAGGGAAGAGCTTGAAGAAAGAGCATTCCTTGCGTATGTAAAAGGTGAGGTTCTTGAGGAAAGAGCAGCAAACTTCACAAAATCCGATAACGGTGCAGTTATTCCGACCTCTATCGCAAATAAAATCATAGACAAGGTAAAAGAGATAAGCCCGGTTTACTCTATGGCGACAAGATATAACGCAAAGGGTACTTTAAGTATTCCTTACTATGATGAGTCCGCAGGAACTATAGAAGTTGCCTATGCAGATGAGTTTGTGGAGCTCACAGCGTCTGCAGGAAGCTTCAAGAGCATAGACCTTACCGGATTTCTTGCCGCTTCTCTTTGCCTTTTGTCCAGATCGTTAATCAATAATAGTCAGATCGATATATTATCCTATGTGATTAATAAAATGGCTGAAAAAGTAGCAATTTGGATTGAAAAAGAATTGCTCATAGGCACATCAACGAAAATAAAGGGATTTAGTGAGAGCAAGCAAGTTATAACCGCAGCGTCTAAAACAGCTTTAACTGGGGACGAGCTTATTGACTTGCAGGAAACTATTCCGGATTTATTTCAAGGCAATGCTATATGGGTAATGAACAAGCTAACAAGAACGCACATAAGAAAGCTTAAGGACAAGGACGGCAACTATTTACTTAACAGGGATATGTCCGCAAGGTGGGGTTACACTCTGCTTGGCAAGGATGTATACGCATCCGACAATATGCCGAAAATAGGTGAAGCGTCAAAGGCTATAATCTATTACGGTGATATGTCAGGACTTGCTGTTAAGGTTTCTGAGGATATCGGATTGGAAGTTCTCAGAGAAAAGTACGCTACTCAACACGCCATCGGCGTTGTCGGATGGCTTGAGATGGACGCAAAGGTTGAGAACGAACAAAAGATTGCCAAGCTTAAAACTCCGGCTTAGGAGGTAGTTTATGAAAGTAAGCGAGATTAAGTTAAGCGATTTGCTCAAACAGTGCAGACTTGAAGCCGATTATCTTGCCGAAGGTGAAACAGAATATTTGGAAAATCTTAAAAAAGCAGCGATAGAATATGTTAAATCGTTTACGGGCTTGAGCCTTGCTCAGCTTGAAGAACACGAGGACATAACTATCGCTGTTTTAGTTCTCGTATCAGATATGTATGATAACAGGCAAGTGTATGTTGACAGAAACAACACTAACAGAACGGTTGACACAATACTTAATATGTATCGTGTCAACTTTTTGTAGGGGGTAGTTATGGACGCTGGATCACTTAGAGAATTTATCACGATAGAAAAGCGCATAGTAGTAGAAGACGATATCGGCAATCAATCTTCCACATGGTTACCTTTTTACAAGGGTTTTGCGTCTGTAAACAATCTATTCGGTACAGAGTACTGGGCAGCAGCACAGACACAATCACAAAATACAGTAGTGTTTACTTTAAGATACAATCCTATATTCAATGAGGTTAACAGTCTTGAATATAGGCTGCTATTCAGAGGAAAAGAGTACGATATAAAGTCTGTCGACAATGTCAAGTACGCTAATATCTCAATCAAGATAAAAGCAGTACTTAAGGAGTAAATATGAGAGTTGATGACTTAGGAAATGAGATAGCAAAGGCTCTTGAAGAGTATAGCGGCTTAGTCAATACAGAAGTCAAAAAGATTGCTAAGGAGGTAGCTAAAGAGGCAGTCGAAGAACTCAAAAGCACATCACCAGTCGGCAAGGGTTCGAGAAAAGGGCACTATAAAAACGGTTGGAGGGCTAAAGTAATAAGTGAAACGGCAAATGCAATAAGCATAACCGTACACAATGCAAAAAAGCCCGGCTTAGCCCACCTTTTGGAATATGGGCATGCTAAGAAAAAAGGCGGAAGAGTAGCTGCTAAGCCTCACATCGCTAAAGTTGAACAAAAAGCGGTCGAAGACTTTGAGAGAAAAATAAAGCAGGGGGTAGAGTAATGACAGAAAAAGAAGTGTATAAAATGCTTAAAACGATTAATTTACCGCTTGCTTACGACCATTTTGAGGAGAGCAAAGCACCAAAGTTACCCTATCTCGTTTACAGATATCCGCATACAAACAACTTTGCGGCAGATGGCAAGGTACACACAAAGGTTAATGCACTTGATATTGAGCTATATACTGAAAGCAAAGATTTAGCTACTGAAAGAAAGATTGAAGCCGTACTTGATGAGTGCGGTATTTTTTATGAAAAAACAGAAACTTTTATCACATCTGAAAAGATGTATCAGATACTTTATGAAACGGAGGTATTAATTGATGGCTAACAAGGTTAAATATAATCTTAAAAATGTTCACTATGCAAAGCTTACCGAGGGTCCAGGTGGTAAAGCTACTTTTGCTACACCTGTACCGATTCCGGGTGCTGTCAGTCTGTCATTAGACTCTAAGGGCGAGATATCACCTTTTTATGCAGACGGCATAGTGTACTTCAAAACAGCAAGTAACAATGGTTATGAGGGCGATTTGGAGATCGCACTTATCCCCGAAAGCTTCAGAACCGATATTCTGGGCGAAGAGTCAGACACTAAAAAGGTATTAGTAGAGAATTCAAACGCTAAACAGGCGGCTTTTGCTCTTTTATTCGAGTTTGACGGCGATGACAAGGCTATTAGGCATGTTATGTATAACTGTGCAGCAACAAGACCGGGCGTAGAGTCCAAGACAAAAGAAGATAAAATCGATCCTGTGACTGAAAAGCTCACCATATCCGCTACACCGCTCACAGACGGCAGAATAAAGGCAAGAACCGGAGACGAAACAGAGGCAACGACCTATAAAAACTGGTATACGAAAGTATATGAGACCGGAACACCTTAGGGGGTAGTGTATGGCGATAAGAACAGTAGAAATAGCAGGTAAGCAGGTGCCTTTCAAGGCGTCTGCTGCCATTCCAAGGATTTACAGGATAAAGTTTGGCAGGGATATTTTTAGGGATTTAATAAGCTTAAAGGGCTTAGTTAAAGACTCAGAAAAGGGCGAAATCACGCTAAGCAATGCTGACCTTGAAATATTTGAAAATGTAGCGTATTTGATGGCTAAACATGCAGACCCAACGCAGCCGGATAATATAGATGACTGGTTAGATCAATTTGAAATGTTTGCGATATATGAAGTATTGCCGGTTATTTTAGAGCTGTGGTCTGTAAATATAGCTACACAGGTTGAGTCTAAAAAAAAGTTCGAAAAACAAGCAGGGAAGTAACGACCCCGCTTTTTTTATTGCGTGCGGTCAAGTTGGGCATATCCATAGAAGACCTTGAACTGCTCACAATAGGACTTGTAATGGATATGTTTACAGAGTTGCAAAATGATAACTTTGAGTATGAAGAAGTGGCAGAACAAGCCGATTTTGATAAGTTTTAAGGAGGTGTCAAGCGATGGCAGGTGGAAGAATAAAGGGTATTACAATCGAGATAAACGGCGACACTGTCGGGCTTGACAAAGCCTTAAAGGGTGTCAATACAAGCATAAAACAGACGCAATCAAGCTTAAAAGATGTTGAAAGATTACTTAAGTTAGACCCGAAAAATGTCGAATTGCTTAAGCAAAAGCAAGAGTATCTTACTAAAGCAGTTGATGAAACAAAAAATAAGCTTGAAGCACTTAAAAACGCAGAGCAACAAGCACAGCAGCAGTTCGCAGAAGGTAAAATCAGCCAAGAACAATATAACGCATTGCAAAGAGAAATAGCAGAAACTGAGCAAGAATTAAGAAGATTAGAAGAGCAGGCAACACAGGCTAATAACTCTATGCAATCCATCTCTAAACTTGGAGAGGGGTTTCAGGAAGTAGGCGGAAAGATAACCGCAGCAGGACAAGCCCTTATGCCGCTCAGTTTAGCGGCTGCAGGCGTAGGTGCGGCAGCGGTTAAAATAACGGCTGATTTTGATGAGGCTATGTCAAAAGTCAGCGCTATAAGTGGCGCTACCGGTGAAGACTTTGACAAACTTAGAGCAAAAGCAAGAGAAATGGGAGCAGAAACTAAGTTCTCAGCAACGGAGTCCGCACAAGCGTTTACATACATGGCTATGGCGGGCTGGGATACCGAAAAAATGCTAAACGGTATAAGCGGAGTTATGAACTTAGCTGCTGCAGATGGTTTGGATCTAGCGACCACATCGGACATAGTGACGGACTCAATGACGGCGTTCGGGTTAAAAGCGGAAGAGTCAGGGCATTTTGCAGATGTGTTAGCCAAAGCTTCAAGTTCAGCGAATACTAACGTAGCTATGTTAGGTGAGTCTTTTAAGTATGTAGCCCCCTTGGCGGGCGGATTAGGTTATTCCGTAGAAGATACAACGGTGGCTTTGGGGTTAATGGCTAATGCGGGTATAAAGGGAAGTCAAGCGGGTACATCACTTAAAACAGCACTTCAGAACCTCACAAAACCAGTAGGTCAAGTACGCACTGTCATGGACAAATATAATATAAGTATTGCCAATTCAGATGGGAGCATGAAAAGCCTAGGCGAAGTCATGGATATGCTAAGGACAAACCTCGGGGGACTCAGTGAAGCGCAGCAGGCGGCAGCGGCTACAACTCTATTCGGTAAAACCGCTATGGCAGGTATGCTTACTATCATCAACGCAAGCGAAGAAGATTACAGTAAGCTTACGGAGGCTATAGCTAATGCAGACGGTACGGCTAAGAAAATGGCGGATACTATGCAGCAGAACCTAAACGGACAGCTTACTATACTTAAATCAGGACTTGAAGAGGCTGCAATTAGTATAGGTGACGCACTTATGCCGCTCATAAAGGGGCTTGTTGCGGCGGTGCAAGGTTGGGTTACATGGTTTAACAGTCTTAACGGAGCTACAAAGTCAACTATCGCAATAATCGGTTTATTAGTAGCAGCTTTAGGGCCCTTATTGGTGGTTATAGGCACGCTCATAACCTCAATTGGTACGATAATGACCGCAATTCCTGCAATAACGGCGTCTTTTGCGGCTTTTAGTGCCGCTGGCGGACCCGTTATGCTTGCTGTGGCGGCAGTCAGTTTACTGGTGGCAGCGTTCGGTTCTGCCAGCGATAGCACGGAAAAGTATAGAAAAAAAGCAAGCGAATTGACGGACACAGAAAAGGAAACAGTAGACTCAGTAAATGCACTTTATGAGTCTTATAATCAGTTAGATGATAGACGAAACGCAGCCCTGCAAGGAATAAGCACGGAGTCAGATTATAACCGTACTTTGTTTGCGGAACTGCAAAGTATCACGGATGAAAACGGAAAAGTTCAGGCAGGATATGAGGAAAGAGCCGCTTTTATCCTCGGCGAACTCTCAACCGCTTTGGGTCAAGAATTCACAATGACGGGCGATCAGATTAATAACTACAAGGAAATGACTGCAAGTATTGAAAATCTGATACAGCAAAAGCAGGCTAAAGCGTTGCTTGACGCAGATGAAGAAAAGTACACAGAGGCTATAAAAAATCAAACTAATGCGTTTATGGAATATCAGAAGGCGCAGCAGGCGGTCAATGATTTAAGTGTGCAACTTAGAGAAGCTAAAGACGCAGAAACACAAGCACAAAAAGACTTGAATGACGCTATAGAGAATAGTAAGTGGGTGCACGAGGGTGTAGATCCTAAAATTACGCAAGCCAGACAGTCATTAGAAGCGGCAAAAGGCACAACGCAAGGTTACGAAGAAAAGCTGAAAGAGCTTAACGAAACTTTGAAAAATGCAGAAGAAACATATGTCGGATATAATACGACAATTCAAAATCACGAAGGCTTAGCAGCTGCGATAATAGCGGGAGACCAGCAAAAAATAGGTACATCGCTAGAATTACTTAAAAATGACTTTCAGACAGCGGAAACAGGTACGAGGGAGTCACTAGAGAGGCAGACACAAAACCTTCAAACACAGCTCAGTAATATGAAAGCTGCGGTCGATAGCGGAGCACCCGGAATAACTCAATCACAAGTAGATAATATGCAATCACTTGTAAATAAGAGTCAAGAAGAGCTTAATAAATTGCCTACCGTGGTAGATAGTCCGCTTAAGGATATGCAAACTGTCATACAGCTTCAAAGCAGCTTAATGAAAACACAAGGAAAGAACATAGGTTCGGATTACACATCAGGATACGCAGGCGGAATTAAAGAAGGTCAAAAAGATGTAAACAGTGCCGTTTCCGTAATGGCAGAGGACAGCTTAAGTAAAACAAAAGAAGCCCTTGACAGCCACTCACCTTCAAGAAAAACACACCAGATAGGTCTTGATTACGATTTAGGATTTGCTCAGGGTATAACGGAGGGTACAAGTCAAGTAACCGCAGCGGTGAACACAGTTACAACAGGCTCTTTAAGTGTGCTTACGAACAATTTACAGCAGTCTATGTCTAAGACACTTGAATTTCAAAATAACTTAAAGTCATCTTGGCAGTCTTGGAGTTCGAGTTTGTCAGCTATAGTAAGTAGTACTTTTTCAAATATTGGAACTACTACGCTGTCAAATCTCAGCAATATGAGAAATGCTTTTAACAATAGCACAACAGCTATAAAAGCAGACTGGCAGACAAAATGGCAAGCGATACAAGTGGACTATGTAAGAATACTAAAAGAGTTAGAAAAGCTTAGCAAAGATACTTTAACGGCTATTAAGACAACTTTTAGTACAGACACAGCCGCTATTAAAGCAGATACGCTTAAGTCATTTACTGAAATGATGGCAGGCGTTGAAACTACGCTAAAAAAGCTTAAGCCGACAATCGAGGAAAATTTTAAGCCCGCAACGGACTATATCAAGTCAATCATACCGCAAGCCCGCACATGGGGAGTCGATATGATGGAAGGCTATATAGCAGGTATAAGGTCTAAGATAAAAGAGCTTGAGGCTACTGTAAAAAGCGTAGCTAATACTGTATCTGATTATATGCACTTTACGAGACCAGAAAAGGGTCCTTTGCGCAACTACGAAGAGTGGATGCCTCACATGATGAAAGGGTTGTCAGAAGGTATAGCGTCTAATAAGCACTTGATAACTGAACAGATAGAGGATTTAGCTAACTCAATGAGTGCAATAAATACTAAGCAGACATTAAGGGCTAATCTGTTTAATCAAGTTGTTCTTGACGGCAAGGTTATTTTTGACTCATTCAACGAACTGGCAGGGGAGGCTCTATGATAAGATTTTTTGCTTTAGAAAACGAATACGGAAATAGATACGAACTTGACAGCCCCGAAAGGGGGTTTTTAACAGACCCGCAAGGCTTAGGATATGAGCTTAACACATCTTATGCAGCTATCGGAAGTAGTTTTATAAGAAACTTTAAGAAAGATAAGCAGCAGACTATATCGGGCAATTTAGTGCTCACGGGAGCTGCTGCCTATCAAAATTATCAAGCCTTTGTTAATTTTATTAACGCTAGTCAAAACCTTAAGCTCGTTTATATCACAAATGCGGGCGAGTATATAAGAGATGTTGATTTAGTAAGTGTAGGAAAGTCTGAGATAACTCAAAGTAAAGTACTTGAATGTCCTATCAAACTTATCTGCAAAAGCCTTTTTTATTCTAACCATGTCAACCGCTTTAAGATTGAGCGCGTGGAAGGCGAAGTAAGGTGGGATTTTAGATGGGATGTAAGATTTAATGATTACGGTTCTAGGACACTCAATATAAACAATAACGGACATGTTGAAGCACCGTTTGAGCTTGAGCTATTCGGATATTGTGAAAAGCCGAAAGTCATAGTTTCACAAAGCGGCGAAACTGTATCAACTGTCGTATTCCCAATTACTTTGCAGCTTGAAGAAAAAATAATATACAGCTCGCTTGATGGTGATTTATATTGTTACAAAGTTGATAAACATGGCAATAAGGAAAATATCACAAGTAAGCTTGATATACATAATACTAATTTTTTCAAGCTGCCAGTAGGCGATTGTGCGGTCGACTTTACATCTGATACCGGAGCAGCTAATAAGACAGTATTAACTGTATATAAATTTTTTAGGACGGTGTAGTTATGTTAGCTTATGTACTTGATAAAAAAGATTTGCACATAAAAGATATTCTTGAATTTGACGAATACACTTTCAAAGAAGATATAGACTATAACGATAAAAGTACGGTTACTTTTATCAAACAGCCAAACCTCGAAGATGGGGATATGGTGATTTGTAAAGACGGCAACAAAACCGTCTTTTTTGGTATCTGCGAAAAGATAAAGAGCGAAAGTGAAGAAACGGACTACACAATTACCCTGCTGCAAAAAGAAAATCTATTCAACCGCTTTATTTTTTTGGAGTATACAGGATACATAGAAAAGGTGGGTATTGAACATTTCATAGCTATAGTAATTTTACAGAACTTTGTAAACAGTAACGACCCTTTACTCGACAGGAAATGGATTGCGCCGAGTGCAGGATCATTCACTAAATTATTAACAAAGCCCGACACTGAACAAGGCGTATATAACCTTAAAACTTTTTTGGGCAATATTAAACAACATTTTGGAGTGTATACAGATTTTAGGATAGATAGAGATTTTCTGCGCATTAAAGTTGAGAAAAAGATAAGTACTGAACTAATGGTCGATATAGAAGTTTCGGATGTGTCGAATTATGTAGAAAACTATGATATATCAGTGCTTGCCAAGCTAAATGTGAAGTGGAAAAAGACAGAAGAAAGTACAGAAGAAGTACGCAAGTCTTTTTATTTGCTATCAGATAGAACCGTATCGGAGGATGTAAACGATCCAAATAGGGTCGAGGGTTCTGTAAAGAGTATTCAGATAATCACTGAAAAAGAAGAAGAAATGCGGCAGCAGGTTTTTAACGAGTTTTCAAGCAACAGATACAATCACAAGATAACTTTTAACATCATAAGAAACAGTAAGCTATATCCCGAACAAGATTTCTATGTAGGCAGACCTTGCACAGTAAAAACGAAGTCGGGAGTTAGAAGTTCAATGATTACAAAAATTGAGACTAGCAACAATTCAGGACTGTTAAGAGTAACGCTCGGCAATATGAAAGTAACGCTAACAGATAAATTAAGGAGGTGATAAGTTGATAAACGGAATTACATTTTCAGAGCAATTAATAAGAAGTAAGGATTTTGCTCATTTTATGTATACATTCTTAAACGGCACAAGCGGAATAACAAAAGGCTGCGAAATAAGCCACGCAGGTGGAAATGTGTATGTGCAAAAAGGCTACTTTATACAACACGGTAGGTTCGTAGAAGTCGTAGGAACTGAAACGATACCGAGTCCGGAAGTTTTATCCGGTCAGCTTTATTGTACCGTAGTCTTTGAAATAGACTTAAGTAAAACGAATAGCGTATCGGAGTTTAATCAAGGCTCTTTCAAAACTCTGACATCTACTACGAACTATCCGAGCCTTATACAACAAGACCTTGATAAAGATGGCGTTATATATCAGATACCTTGGTGTCAATATATTAAGACCTTAGCAGGCATAGAACAGTTCAGAGATGTAAGGCAGATACTTAATCTTTCGTCTGTATGGTCGGCTGTGAGCAGTCAAAACAGTACTTATAAAGCCGATTTTGACAATTATTTTAATAGTCAAAAAGATACAGTGCAGAACTTGATAAACGAACTAAAAGACAAAGGATATTTACTTATAGCGAGGCAGAAAGAAGTAAAGCCGGTTTTTCTCGACATGAATAAATGGTCTGCTACTGCGCCTTATACGCAAGAAGTAGATGTACCGGGCATAACCGCAACGGACACACCCACGGTCGGGCTGTATTTGTCAGGCAATGAGAGTCCAGAGATTGTAAGAGCTTTAAATAAACTATTCGCAAAAGTAGATTTTGTCGAAACTCTGAACGGAAAAATAAGAGTCAAGTGCTTTAATAAAAAGCCCGAAGGCTCTTTTTATATTGGACTTAAGGGGGTGTAACATGGCGGTTTGTTTAATCAAAAAAGGCGGAGGTGGCATTCAATCTGAAGATGTTTCCGTGCTGAGGTCTGAAATTTTAGCGGGCAAAATGGCTTTAACTGCGGACAGTAATGACGAAGTCGTACAAGGTACTATGCCGCTTCTTTCATCAAATAGTGACATATCGTTATCCGTTATGTTCGCTCATAACAGAACGGATAATTGGGGCGAAGGTGGGGCTATAGACAGTCCGAGCAAGGGTAGGGGTATCATCATATCTATGAGACCTGAAGACGCTAAAAAGTATGCACTTGACAACAGTGTAGCTTTTGTTTTTATGCCCGCACAAGACCTTAGAGCTGAAAATATAAGAGCGGGTAAGAGCATAGCAAAAGTGCAAGGTGCAATACCTATATGGAATGTCGCAGGGTCAGGCTATTCAGATATGTTATATGCGTGGGGTGATCAAGGTCATGCCATAGACCACCCTATCGTGGGCAGGGGTGTCGTACTAAGAATACCTAATGGGCATATCATAGAGGGAGCAAATTGGGTATATCTTAAAGCTTCTACTCTTTTACCCGAAAACATAAGGCAAGGCGTCAATGTCTTAAATGTGCAGGGCTCTATGCCCGACTATGGAACAGGTCGAGCGGCTTTTTATAATGCCACTTTCGATGGCACATTGCTAACGGGAGTGGCTAACGCAGATAGAGAAGTAAACATGGGCGTTGTTTACGCACAAGGCAACATGGCTTTTAATAGCAACAATTTTGCAAATCGTGTAAACAATGCGGATTTTAGATTTTTGGGCATTGCAGATGGAGGCTTAAGGTTCAGTGTAAAAGCTCAGGGTGATACAAGCAACCCTCTGACCTCAGTAGCTGCCTTTTTTGCTCATAGCGTAAACCTAGCGCCGTTCAGGAGGATAAAAATAGGCGGTAAGTTTCTTAGTGGATCGTATAGAAAGAGGGCTAATATAAATGACTTGTCTTACGCTCGCTTTGGTTTAGTAGCTGTTAGTAAGAAAAATGTTACTAAACAAGTTACAGCTGAAAGATACAAGTTTATAGTAGACCACGCAAATGATTATAAAGGCGTGCATGTATCATTCCATGACGGCGCACAAGACGAACAAGGTGTCGAGCACGGAAGACTAACAGGGCAACAACTGTGGGCGGAAATAAATATATCGGGTGTAAATGAGCAATGTTATTTGTTTGTTTACGCAAACGGCACAAGTTTTTATCCAATGACCTCAGAAATGGTTATTAACCATATAGAATTTATAAACTAAAAGGAGATTGTATGAAGGTTATACACGACGAAAGCGGTTATATTTACCACCAGATGATGGACACCGCACAGGACCCTCAAGGTGAACTAAAATTTTTACAAACAGAAGTTCCGCCAGGCAAGATTTTAGTGAGGTTTGATATGACAGATGGTATCGCTAAGCCGGTCTATATCGACAGACCATTAACGCAAGAAGAGGAACTCAGAAAAGAAATTGAAGAACTGAGAGCCAAGCAGCAGACAACTGACTTAGCTTTAGTCGAGCTAAGTACTAATTTAATGTCTTAAAGGAGGTATCTATGGATCACTTTTTTGAAGTTATAGCAAATCTGATAATCGACGGTTTGTATACATTTAAGCAAGTAATTGCAAAATTCAAAGCAGGAGTTGCAAAGAAACTCAAAGAAAAAGGCAGAGAAGACCTTGCAACAGATAGTAATGCGAAAAAGAAGGAGGACAAATAATAATGAAAAACATAGTAGAAATTATATTAGGGGGTATAGGCGGTTTGGTTATTACACTGTGCGGCGGTTTTGATATTGCCATGAGGGCTTTGCTCATTTTCATGATATTAGATTATATAATGGGCTTGATTGTTGCAGGAGTTTTTCATAAGAGCAAAAAGAGCGAACACGGCTCTTTAAGTTCGGTGGCAGGCTGGAAAGGGATTACTAAAAAGATAGCTACTTTATTTATGATTGTTGTTGCCTACCATTTAGATGTTGTGCTTAATATTAATTATATACGAAATACCGCTTGTATGGCTTTTATAGTGAATGAAGGTTTGTCCATACTTGAAAATTACACATTGATGGGAGGAACGGGCACAGATGTGCTAAAAAAGGCGTTAGATGTGCTAAAAAATAAAAAAGATAACAGTATGTAAGCTAAATAAAACAATGCGTAAATACCCCCTTTAGGGGTGTAAATTAAAGGAGGACTATATGTCAGCTAAAGAAAAACTACTCAGCGTAGCTGCTGCCGAAGTGGGATACCTTGAGAAGAAAACAGCCGCAGACCTTGATAGCAAGGCAGGCAATGCCGGAAAAAATAACTATACAAAATATGCCCGTGACTATTTTCCAAGTCTTCAAGGGCAGCCGTGGTGCGATATGTTTTGTGACTGGTGCGTGATTGCCGCTTTTGGAAAAGATTTGGCGGCTAAGATGATTGGCGGTTTTGACGCTTATACTCCGGCAAGTGCAGACAAGTATAAAAGAATAGACAGATGGTTTAATAAACCCGAAGTCGGCGACCAGATATTCTTTAAGAATGAAAAAAGAATATATCATACGGGTATAGTTGAAAAGGTCGAGGGCGGAAGAGTCTACACGATAGAGGGAAATACCTCCGACGGTGCGGAAATTATTCCGAACGGCGGGGCTGTATGCAGAAAATCTTATCCACTTGATCACCCTCGTATTGCAGGATACGGCAGACCTCGTTGGGAGCTTGTAGAAGTTAAAAGCTCAAGAAAATACGCAGACGGATGGAACAGAAACGGCATAGGGTGGTGGTATGTCTATGATGACAAGGACAACTATCACATAAACAATGCTGTGCGGATAAATAACGAGCTGTACTTTTTTGACACTGAAGGTTATTGCGTAAAAAATCCGACTGTAAGTACTCGTGACAGCGGCGAACTTATACACATAAGCGGCGAAAGAGTTAAGTAACTAAAAAAGCGGATCCGGCTAATATTAACCGTTTCCGCTTTTTAATTTACAGTTATTCTTGCTCTGTAAAAACAAAGAATTTGTTATCGCTCATGTATATGGTTTCACGAGGTTCTTTGCTGCCTTCGATGTTTAGATAAGGCGAAATTTTAATAGTTTTTAACAAATTATCCCCGATTGTTTTATCTGTAAAATCAAGTATTAAATTTTTACCTTCCATTATCTTTTCGGCTTCTTCAAGGTTAAGGGTTTCAAAATAATACCTTCCGTCTTCGACTGAAAGCTTGTCGGTTATTCTGACGCTTTCAAACGGCATACATGAGACTTGGATATCGGCTATATCTTTTAAAAAGCGATTTGGATTCATATCACCTGGAAAGTTTGCGTATTCATTTAAAGCAATAATTACCTGATATCTTTTGTTCCCGATATACTGGATTGGAAATAACCCACATCCATATCTAGTTTTAAGTTTTTTTATGTCGTCTATGAGGGAATTTAACAAGTTTATCTTTTCTTGCTTTGTCATTCTTTTCCATATATCGAAAGGTATACTTTTTTCTTCTCCATCGCCGCAGTCCAAATAATTGGGTTCTTCTGTGGCTAAATCTATTAAATCGAAAATGTTTTCAGGTACTAATCTTTCTTCTTTTATCTTTTTCATTATTTTCTCCAATCTCCCCGTATAGCCTGATAGGTCAGCTGTTTGTGCGTGTTATCTGCCCGGGTTTTCTTCCTCCCACGCAAGAAGGGCAGACATGTCTTGCGTGAGGATGAGCGGGTTGCTCCAGTGGCAGCCGTCCCACCCTTGCTGTGCTGCCTGTCGGCGGATTTCTCTGCCGACCTTTTCGGGCATTCTTGCCCATGTCTGGTGGACTCCTGGTCTGCCGTCCGTGTGGGTGCGGCACTCCTCGGTGTAAGTGCCGTAGACGGGTTTCCCGGTTGCGAGGAACTTCCTCGCAACCTTCTTTATAAGCCTCTTTTTCATATTCTATATTCTCCTTTTCTTTATCTTATATAAAGATTATAGCATACTCCTAGGAGTATGTCAATACTTTTTATAACTTTATTTTTTAATTTTCCCAATTCCAACCATCCAATTTTGCCTTCAATTCTCTAAGGCTTTTTAACTGGTTGGTTTCCCAGTTTAAGCCCAAGATTTGATCGACATTCACTTCGTTATAGATGTCCGCCAGCCACTCGGCAAACTCTATCTCATCTTTGCTCGGTTCGTGATTAAACCAGTAGTAGTGGGTAATTTCAGCGTCCCCTGCCTCTATCTTCTTGTAGCATACTATCCATTGACCCATTTCCCGGATAATATAAGTACCGAAGTCTTTGGCATTACATTTTTCTTCTACCTCTTTAATGTAAGTGTTGACCGCTATCTTTTCGCAGCCTAACACCTTTTTAATCTCGTTGGTTAGTTCCTGTATCTCATTTTTCATATTAATTTTCCCCTTTTTTATCGGTTTGTGCGTGCTCTTTAATCATCCGGCAGATGAACCCTGTTTTGCTCTCACCTGTCTCTTTTGAATAATTATCGAGTATTTCATAATACTCTGTCTTCATCTCAATAGATAGTTTTTTGTAAACCCTATTATTGTATCTTCTTTTAACCTCGTTACTTGTCTTACCCATTCTTGTTATCTCCTTTATAATATTACCTCCCTCCTTATAAAGGCGCCTTGCAGCCTTATGTTCCGGTCAGCCGCTACAAGGCTTTTTTAATTTATTGAAGTTCTCTAAGCCCATCCAGATAGTTGTTTAGCAAGCCTTTAATTTGCTCCGCCCTATCCTCCTTACTTAAATTTCTGTCATGGTATATTCTTTTCGCTTTTTCCTCGTATTCCCAGTTCACATCCGTATTAGTAGTACGGAACTTCTTTAAGCACATACCATGATACGCACCTAAGTGCAAAAGTGCAATATCGCCAAAATCATACAAATGTGCCTCCATTCCGTCCACCGTGCAAGGGGTGAACTTACGGAACTTATCACCTAGCAGCAGTCCGATGGTGTAGGCATCCACCATGAACAGTTTATTATTATACTTAGCCTTTAACTCCTCGCTAGTACAAATAATTTCCTCCGCCACTTCTTCTTCTTCTTCTTCCTTAACAACCTCTGCTGCCTCTTCTTTCAAAAAGCCTTTATTCAAATGTTTCTTAATTATCTCATTAGCCGCTGTCTCGTTTTCAAGACTTACAGACCACTCCTTAGAGTCAGCGTGCCATTTAGCACCTAACTCTTTTTTAAGCTCATTTTTAAGTTGCTCATTGTAAGCGAACTTAATAAAGAGCCTGTCCCCGTCTACTCTAACCGCTAAGTCTTTATCGCAAGAATACTTAGCGTTGAAAGCAGCTAACTTACTTTCAAGCTCAGATATAAACTCCTCAACGGTTCTACCGTCAAGGACTGCATTCGCTCTGGAACCTATCATGGTCATATCTTCCTTGTAGGTCAAGTGCTTATTACAATTTTCGTCATTTTTCAATATTTCCAATTCCCTATCCGTGAGAAATGGAAGATATTTACTTTCTAATTTGAATACTGTTCTTGGCTTTGCCATTGCCAAATCCTCCTTTATATATTATAATCGTATTACCTCTCTTTTCGAGGTTCACCCTGGGGTCTTATGCTTTGGTCAGCTGCCCCGGGGCTTTTTATTTATTCTATTATAAAAGTTCTACTTATGTCCTCCTCTCCATCAAGGGAAACTGTTATATAAATGATTTCTCTGCCATGGTCATCCTTATCGAATTCCCACCAGTTTATTAATTCATTGTTTACGAAACTCTCAGCCTCTGCGGCTGTTATTATTTCGTGGTTATTTCTGTCTGCCATCTCATTGTATAAATCTATTCTTGTCAT